TTTAATCCCTATTTGATGTAAGGCTAAAACGTCAAATTCTCCTTCGCAGATCCAAACTTCCTTTTCGCCAATAACAGAATTTATGTTATAAAATATAGAACGAGTGCCAGCAGATTGCATAAAGTTCTTTGCTCCATCTCTATATTTCTTGTTAACTAAAACGTCTTTCTCAAAATAGTTAAAAACAATATTATTTACCTCCTTACCTTGTTTTGGTTGGTAAAATAATTCCTCAGTAACATTTAAAGCCTTTAGAGTATTTTGGTTTATTTTTCTAGTATCTTCTATAAATCTCACCATTTTATCAGATAAATTAGTATAATTTTTCCAAGTTTGAACAGGTAACTTATATTCTTTATCCTTTACTTTTTTACTTTCACTTTCTCTAAAAGTTAGGCTCTCACATCTAAAACATTTACCAAATCCTTCTGAGTGGTTTATTTGTATAGAGGTGTCACCTTTTCTATGTTTACTAGTTTCGCAAGTTGGGCAAGATATCTTTTCTTTTCCGCTTGTTTTTTTTAGGTCCAAAGAACCCCATTCTATAAAGTTGTTCATAATTAAAGTGATGGTTTATATTTTTTAACTGGTTTTGTTATTTTGCTTAATTTATCTACATAATCTGATGAGTTCCATTCGCTCTCGTAACCAAGCCAACTATGTATTTTTTCATCAGATTGTTTTTTGTATTTAATATAAGCATTTGTTTGCCTTACAAATTCTTCAAATTTACCATTATTATTTAGATTATTCATAAACTCCCAAACTTTTCTATTTAATGGTTCTGTAGTTTGAGAAAAGAAATCACACACCATTTTTAAAAATTCTTGGTTTATTTGTTGTTTCTCTTTCTCTTTCTCTTTCTCTTTCTCTTTCTCTTCTACTTGTTGGGTAGGGGTTATTTTTATTTTTTTTAACCCTACGGTAGGGGGTAAAAAATTATCCTCTAAGGGATTTAATTTTGTTTTTGTTTTATCCTCGTAACCCTTAACCTGATTATCAATACTATTAGTTTGTGAAATGTAAGCGAACTTTGACATACCTTTTAAGTCAGTTGGTTTAACGCCCATAAACTGACGATTAAGCAAAGCATCTATAAATGCAACTTTATCTTCATTATTTTCTAACTCATTATAAACATCAAAATAACTTCTAAAAAAATTAAACCCTTTTCTTTTTGTTAACTTCATAATTTTTAAATACAAAAAACTCTTTAAATCAGATAGGGTCGAAGCTATCATCTTTAAAGAGTTTATGTTAAATTTTAGTTGCCTTGTTTTCGACCGCAACGAATACAAATATAATCAATTTTATTTAATAATCAAACTTTTTTATATAAAATTCTATAAATTCTTCTCCTTTTTTTACGTCAACTTTTTCAATTATACCTTTATAAATTCGCCTGTCATCAAAATTATATTTCTTGCATAGTATATCTTGAAAGGCTTTTAAAGGGTTGTCATAGTCTGCAAGTTTAGAAGATAGTCCAAAGGTTACTAGTATCTCTAGTTTGCCCTCCGGAATCTTTATTTTAGATAATTTTAATAAAACCTCCTTCTCATAAGATTTATATTTAGGGGTTTTAAACCTACGACCTGCCCAGCATTGATTAACAGATAAAGGTTTTACGTTTATTCTCATTATTTAACTTTAAAATGTATGTGAAAATGCCTGTTAAAAGTGTAGTCAAAACTTTTCATAACGTCGCTATAAAATAATGTTTTTCTTACTTTTTTGTTTTGGTAAAACTTGTCAAGAATTGGTAAAAGTATTTCGTTTACCTCTTCTAGTTTATTCTTTAGATTTAAAGTGGTTTCTTTAAGTTCTAAGCCGTCTTCGTCTATTTCTTGTATAAACATATCAGTTAGCAATAATAGTCTATTTAGCTTCTTTTGCTCTTTTATTTCCTGTGGTATTAATTGCATTTTTTATATTTTTTGTTTTTCTGAGTATTTTTGTTGCGTCCAGTATCTAATTAGATTTAAAGCGTAATTAAAAGAGTTTTCAATTTCTTGTATACTTTCTGCGTCTTTTATATTGTTTGATTTTAAACATAGTTTTTTGCTGTGTACAATTTCTTCTAAATAATCTTTAAGTATTTTTTCTGGGGTCATTTTGTTTTATTATTAAATATATTCGCTTTAATCTGTCAAAGTACGGTAAATAAATACGTTTTCCGCTATTTGCATTTAAAATTGATATATGTGTATAGACAAATGTTTTTAAGTCGTCTATGGTTTCGTAATTACTTAATGTTAAAACGTTCTCTTCAAATTTGTAATCCGAAAAGAACGTTTTTATTTCTTCAAAAGTTGACAATTAAAAAGGTAAATTATCATCAAGTTCTTCTTCAAGTTCCGCAGATGTAACAGGTGCGTATTCTTGTACAGGTGCAGTCGCTAGTTTTTCAATTCTCCAAGCACTTAGGGAGGTAAAGTATTGCAATCCTTTAGTAGGGTTGTTATACTCGTTTGTACCTATGTTGAATTGTACTGTAACCTCATCCCCTACTTTTTGAAACTTAGTTAGATTTTCTACTTTTTCAGTTCCAAATACTTCAAAACAAAATATTTGTTCTTTACTTTCATAACCGCCATCATTAGCAACTATGAAGGATTGTTTTTGCCATTCCTTACCTGCTTTAGAAGTTCCGCTTTCTACTTTCGTGAAAGACTTAATTTTTCCGTTAATCGTTAATTCGCTCATAATTTCTATTTATTTAATTTATTAATTTTACTTTGTAATTTCGTGATATATAAACACGCATCCATTAATTCTTCTTTTAAATGCTGTAAAAAATCATCATTATTATTTTCCTCTAAGGTAGTGTTATATTTTTTAATACCAATCTTACTTCTTATGTCAAATTCTTTTTTTAAATTTTCTACAATTGCATCCTTTTTTTTATAGTCAAAATCATAATGCAATCCATCGTTTCCATTTTGAAAGATTGCTTTTTGTCTTTCATAAGCTTCTTCTTCTTGCATATCTTCAAATTTCTTCTTACTACATCCCATATTTAAAAACTTAATTGTGATTTATTTTCACTAATTTTTATTAATAACTTATCTGCAAACTCAATAGAATAATCTTTTACTGCTTCTATTGTCATTTTTTGAGGCTTAGCTTTAGTGCCTATATTTACTATGCTTTCTAATGTTAATTCTTTTACAAAACTATTTATACTTTCTGGTCTAAAGGCACAAAAATATAGTTTTTCTAACTTTGGGTTAACAGTAAAATAATGACAAAGTTGGTGTATAAATTCTAATGGTATTTCATTTTCTAAAAGTATTTGTGTATGCTTTTTTCTAGATAAACATTTTGTTTCACAAGCAATTTTTAAATCGGCTGTTAATCCATCTGGAGAAATACCAAGTAAATCATTGTCTTCACTTTGCAACCATCCAAAAGATTCAAACTTATAACCTGTATACTTTTCTAAATACTCTATTGCAAATGGTTCTAAATCTTTACCTCTTTGAGTATGTTCATTTTCAAAACTATCAGAGGGTTCAAATTCTTCTATTTGCTGACTAAGAATATCAATGAATAAAGTATCACTTTTAATATGTAAACCTTTAGCCAAAGTGCCTCCTATTTTACCCCATTTTAAATCAAACCATTCAATAGTTCCTTGATTAATTTCTTTATAAGCTATCATTATTTAAGGCTGGTTTTAAGTGATTCTTTTAAAGCATTTACAGTCGGTAAACTTTTTTCTTCTAAACTTAACTTATTCCAATTACCAACAAGTTCTTTTAAGTTTTTTGAATTATTTAAAATTAACTTTGCATTTTTATCTGATAAAGTAGAAATAGGACTTATTGGCGAAATTCTAATTCCTCCTGTTTTTTTACCCATCATTTTTACATCAGCGTCAAAAATTAAATCAATTTTTAAACCTTTCCAATTACCAATGTTTCGGCTTTCTGCACCCGTACATTTGTTTTTTATTTTAATAATTGATGCAATTACTTTTCTGTTTGTAGAGTTTGCCACCATTGGCTTTACACCTTCTACAAATTCTAAAAAATAGCCATCTGTATTATTCCCGCTAACATCTACACTTGTATTGTAATATGCTTCTTTTATTGTTAATATGCAGTTACCTTTTTCTGCTGTAATCATTTCTACATCAACTCCCGCTAGGTGTGTAGACTTACGGTACTTCATGCAATCAATGTTTTGTTCTTTCATTAGTTTTTGTTTTTTAAATAATTCTCAATAAATAGTTTATACTTTTTTTTTACTGCATCGCTATAAAAAGCATCATTAACAATGCTTAACGCTTCTAAATACTTATACTTTTCTGTTACTACATACATATTTTTGTTTTTGTAAATTTATTGATTTTATAGTTACTATGCAAGTATAAAGTGTTAAAATTTAAATATTTTAAACTCTCCATTTCCTTTAATTTCTTGCAAACTTTTTAAGGTCATTACAAGTTCCCTTGCTTCTTTCTGAGTTTCAAACTCCGCTATCTTTTGGTAAACCTCTACTTTTTTGCTCATATAAAATTGTTGAAATATTCTCTAATTATGTTAGTTTGTTGAACTGTAAATTTATCCGTTAACTCGTAAACAAAAACGTCGTTTTGATAATCGTAGTATATTGACATATTTTCGCTTTCGTAACTCAAATAGTTTCCTGTTTCTTTTACAGGCTCTTGCTGTTCTAAAAGTCTTTTAAATTGCTTGCTGCTTATATTTTGCATAACTGTCTTCTTATTTCTTCACATTCTGCTTCTAGTATGCTAATATCAACATCTACCTTGAGAAGTGTTAATTCGTTAAAATAGTAAGTGTGATCCATTGTTTTCGCTAAGTCTATTAATTTCTGTAATCTTTCTGAGTGTCTATGCATTTAAAGTGTATTTAATTACGCCGTAAGCAACGTAAATGAAAAATATTATTAGTGTTATAAAGTAAAAATGTTCTGGCTCTATCTTCTTCATATTAGTTTATTTTATCGTCTATAATTTGTATTAACCAACGCCACCATGAGCGTTCCATTTTTAGTACTACAACATTTGCAACGCTTAATTGGTAGTACTTGTTATCTGTTTTGTACTTGCTTGATTCCTCGAATTTAATTCCTTTCATTATTTAGGTGTTATTACTTTTATTTTTCCGCTCTTATATTGGTGGCAGATTACACCAGTTGGTAGTTTTACTGTTTTAACTATTTTATCTCTAAACATATTGTTTGTTTTTATTAGGGGTTTTTACACCCCTTTTATTTTTTACTTTAATAATTCTTTAATCTCAATCAATTTTTCAGAACCATCTAAATGAATGATTTGAAAATATGTTTTAGAATCTTGAATTACAATATGGTCAATATATTCTAGTTCGTTTATCTCTGTTCCTACTAAGTTTCTTGCTTTGGTCATTTGGTCTAAAGTATACATCTTGTTTGTTTGTTTTTAATTATGGTTCAAAGATACAAACACTATTTAGATAAACAATAAACTTTAACATACTTTAACATATTTATTTTTTTTAAACAAATTGTTTAATTTTATAACAAATAGTTTGTTTTATACATTTAATTGTTTTATTTTTGGTAAAATTAAATACTTTATATGTTAGAAGAACTATCAAAAAAAGATAAACTATGGCGCTCAATTGCCTTTAGAATTACGCACAATAAAGATAGTGCAGACGAATTAGTACAAAACATGTATCTAAGAATATTAGATTACGGTGTAGACTTAGGTAAGCTTACAGATTCATTTATTAAAGTGGTGCTATACAACTTGTTTAAGGATTCAAAAAAAGGAATATACAACACTATAAGTATAGAAGATTATAAGGAATTAGTAACAAATGACAATATAATTAGTTATAGTGATGAGGATTTATGCGTATTAAAAAAGATAGATAAGTTGTCTAAACACGAAAAAGATATCTTAAATTTATCTTATAATCATTCGTATAGACAGATTCAAGAAATAACAGATATAAACTATAATAAAGTTAATCGTGATTTATCTTGGATGAAAATAAAAGTGTTAGGAAGTAAATATAAAAGATAATGATTGATGAAATAGAATTTGTACCAGAGATTGTTAGCGATTGCGCATCAGACGAAATTAAATATAGAACAATGGATTTTTTATTTAATTACGAGGATGAATTAATCGACTTAGAGCAACTTAAAGACTGCGAACACAGGTTTGTTGCTTTAGAGCTTTATAACTTAGCAGAAGCGTGTAAAAGAGCCCACGATGCATGTAAGATAGTATTTAAGTAATAATCAAATATTGATTTCTATTGATTATGGAGGATAAAAGAAAAAACAACGGTGGCAATAGTACAAAAGCTAAAGGAGTAGATAAAAGAAAGAACACTTTTAAGTCTGCTCTAATCGATGCATCCACACCGCAAGATGTAATTGATATTATAAACGTAGTAAAGAAAACAGCAAAGAATGGCGATTTAAACGCATGTAAGTTATTCTTAGCTTACTACCTAGGCAATCCTAAAGATACAGTAGAGAACACTCATAATGTTACTAAATTTGATATAAAAGACTTATTTAAGTTTGATAGCGATAAAGGATAAATATAAAAGTTTAGGCTCAGATAGTAGGTACTTTGTTGTAAGTGGTGGTCGTGGATCTGGTAAATCTTATTCAGTTAATTTATTTCTATTACTATTGACTTATGAGGTTGGACACGTTGTATTGTTTACTAGATATACTTTAACCTCAGCTCATATTTCTATTATACCGGAGTTCATAGATAAAATTGATGCGTGCGATTTAAGGCATGATTTTCATATTACTAAAGACGAAATAATAAACTTAAAGACTGGCTCTAAAATACTGTTTAAAGGTATTAAGACAAGTAGCGGAACGCAAACAGCAAATCTTAAATCATTGGCTGGTGTTACTACGTGGGTTTTAGATGAGGCCGAAGAACTAGACAATGAAGATGTATTTGATAAAATAGACTTATCAATTAGAGTAAAGGATTTAGATAATAGGGTTATATTAATTTTAAACCCATCAACAAAAGAACACTTTATTTATAAAAGATTTTTTGAAAGTAAAGGTGTAGAGAGTGGATCTAATGTAACCAAACAAGATACTACTTACATACATACGACATACCTAGACAATGTCGAAAATCTATCGCAATCGTATCTAAATCGAATAGAAGATATAAAGATAAACAATCCTTTAGTTTATACTCACGCAATTTTGGGAGGCTGGCTAAACAAAGCTGAAGGAGTTGTTATTGAAAGATGGAGTTACGGAGAATTTAATCCTAATCATTTACAAACTTCTTTCGGTCAAGATTACGGATTTAGCCAAGACCCTACAACCTTAGTAGAGGTTGCAATTGATAAAGACTTAAAAAAAATATATGCTAAAGAATTACTTTATAAACCTAACTTAACAACTACGCAGATAAACGATATAAACAAATTGCATTGTGCAAAGAAGTTAATAATTGCAGATAGCGCAGAGCCTCGTTTAATATCTGAATTATCAGTAGAGTGTAATGTAGTTGGAGTAAAAAAAGGTGCAGGAAGCATAACAGCTGGTGTAATGTTCCTACAAGATTACGAGATTATAGTAGAGCCAAACAGTAGTAACTTGGCTAAAGAATTTAATAACCACGTCTACGCTGACAAAGGCTCTAAAACCTACAAAGATGACTGGAATCATTTAATTGATGCATTACGTTATAACGTATATTATCATTTGAATGGCTCAAGTGAGTTCTATTTACTACGTTAATTAGTAACAATTTTACACTTTATTAGTTATATAATTAATGAAGTTAAAAATAAATATACCAACAAGTTTAAACGATATTACAATAGGTCAGTATCAAAGAATGCATAAACTAAATGAATCAGATTTAGAAGGCATTGCTTTGGATAATGAGATATTAAAACTATTTACTGGTATTGAAAACGTTGGGGATATTTCTCAGAAAGATAGGGACAGCATATTAGAAAGTATTGCTAAGGCTTTGATTAGTGATGGCAAATTTAACCATCGTGTTAATCTTGGTTCTTTAAGTTTGGGAATGATACCTAACTTTGACCGAATGAGTGGAGATGAGT